CCGGCGGCGGTGCTGCCGGTGCTGAGTGCCCAGGGCGCTGCGGATGCCATGGGCAAGAGCGCGGCCAAGGGCGAAAGCGCAGGCAAGGCGCTGGCGGGCGGCGTGGCCAAGTTTGGCGCAGGATGGGCCATCAACAGCGTGGGTGCGGCTGATCTGGCAAGAACCATGGGCGCGGACTACGCCAGAAAATCCGTGGCGGGAGCTGTGGCAGACAAGATCCGGGCGCTGGCTGGGGATTCGGCCTTTGCGGCGGCACATCCGGCAGTTGCCAACGCCATTTCCGGCGGCATTGACAACGCCGTGCAGGCCTTTGTGGAGACCTACGCAGACAAGGCCATTGATGCGGCCCTGGGAGACAGCGAAGCTGCCCAGACCATGTTTACAACGGACACGCTGGTTCAGGCGCTGGAAGCGGGGCTGACCGGCGGCGCGTCCGGTGCACTGGGCGGCGCTGTGGGCACAGGGCTTTCCAGGATGAACGCGGGAGATTCCAGCCTGCGGGGCAACGTGGAGCGGTATGCCGCTCAGGACGAATACGAGCAGGCGCTGAAGGAACACCAGCGCCGGGAGGAGCTGGCGCGGGAACCGGAACCCCTCAGTCAGCGCGTGAGCGCTGACAGCCCCCCTAATAGTGGGGCCCTTGGCATGTCGGTGGAGTCTGATGGAACCGAAAAAGGCTCTGCTGACCTGAAAGTGGCGGGCCCTGCGGCTGAGGGCAGCGGCATTGTGAACGAGACGCAGGTGAACGATGACCCTGCGGTACACACGGTAGAAACAGCCACGAACCGACAGGCGATGGTTGAGAACGCTGGGGAAAGTGTGGAAAGCCCCACGGAAACAGCGGCGGACGGCGCAGAACCCATCAGTCATCGCATAAGCGCTGACAGCCGCAACCCGTTAGCCCTTGGCAGTGCGGAAAACACTGGTCTGACTGCGCAGAATGGAGCTGACCGGCAGGTTGTGATGCAGTCGGTCCCTGTGGAAGAAAGCACCCTTGACGGGATGGACAGCAGCAACAGCCCGATGCGGGAGACCTACGGCATGGAGGCACCGAGGACGGAGGGCCAGAAGCAGGCCCGGACGGAGCAGGTGCTGCGGAGCTGGAAGGTGGGCGAAAAGGCGGCACAGGAGATCAGCCGGAAACAGCCGGAAGGCGTGGACAGTGACCGCTATGCGGCGGCAGCATCCACTTTGTACCGGCTGGGCCAGATGGAGGACGTGAAGACCTTTGACCAGGCGCTGGAGCTGGCGGGCACCGGCAGTGGCATGGCGGCCAACGTGAACTATGTGCTGGGCAACCTCAAGGGCCGGAACGCGCTGGAGATCGCCTACACCTACGGCAGGGATGCGGCAGAGACCCGGTGGGCCAAGAGCCAGCTGGGCGGCACTCTGATGGAACAGAGCCTGACGGGCAGGGGTGAGACCATCTACAAGGGAACCCTGCGCAACACGAGCGACGCTGGTAGCCAGGTGATCGAGCTGAACGCGGCGGCAACCGGCACCACGGCGGTGCTGAAGAATGTGCTTCAGAACGGTGCGGGGCAGGCAGACAGCCGGGTGCGGGCGTATGTGGACACAGAAACGGGACGCATTTTCTTTGGTGACAGTGCAAATGACGTGTTTGGAACGGTGCTGCATGAGGACTACCATTGGTATAACGCTCTGGACAGCGAGGGAGCCAAGGCCTTGCAGGATCACGCGCTGCTGTATTTGGCCAAGAGCAGCGGCTTTGAGACCGTGGACGAGATGATCCGGGAGAAGATGACCGACTATGCCCAGCAGAATCTGACCTATGAGGAAGCTGCCGAGGAGCTGGTGGGCGATGCCTGGCGGGGCATCTTCTCCAATGAATCCGATTTCAAGCGCTGGGTAGAGTTCCAGCGCGGGCAGGCCGAGAAGAACAGCGGCAGGGCCGGAACCATCCGCACCGTGATGAACCGGGTGAAGGAGATGCTGGGCGGCATCATCAGCCGGGCCAAGGAAGTGCTGACCCTTGACCCAGACAACAGGGCGGCCCTGAAGGCCCAGCGTCTGGCCGAGAACGAGCGCAGAATTTTGCAGGACGAATACTTTGCCCACGCTGAAAAAGCGATGGACAACCTGCGCAGTGCAAAAGAAAACGCCGCTGCCCTCAAGACAGAGAGCGCGGCGGAAGGACGCAATATTCGTTTTTCGATCCAAAAGGATGCCGACGGAGAGAGCTACATCAAAATTGATGAAGATATCCTGAACGGTGTTCCACAGGAAGATTGGAAAACCGTAGTGAAGCAGGCCATCAAAGAACGGTATCCGAATGGCTTTGAGCGGAACGGCTGGACAATTTTGAACCATAAAGATGGAAGAAGTGAGTTTGTCCGTTCTAAATCTACAATGGCGCTTCAAAGAACGAACGAAGAAACGTATGCAGATAAAATGCGGATGGCTGCAAATCTGGATGAAATTATTAAAACCGCAGATGAAGTCTACAGAGAACCTGCAAACCACAAGAATGCGGAAGCATTCAACCGTGGAAAAATCAAAATTGTGGTTGGGCAGAATGCCTATGAAGCTGATGTTCTGACTGCCTTCAAAGCAAATGACCGGGAGATTTTCTATGATATTGTAGATATAAAATCTACAAATAATAAAACCTCCATGCGTACCCACGTAGAATCCAAAGATTCAAGGAGTAGTCTGCAAGGAGGTTTTACGGAACCCTCCGGCAAAGCCCACATGGAATCCGAAGATTCGGGGAGCAGAGGGTCGGAGGGTTCTATTTATCAGGAAAGCGCTGACACGGTACTCAAAACCGAGGAGGGCGGTGAACGCCCGAGCTTTCCTGCTAAAAACAGTATAGCACAAGAAAATGCCGAAAGCAAGGGAAACAGCGAACCTGTGAAGAAATCGGTGCGGTTCCAGCTGAGTGCTCCGGTGGAGGTGGACCAGAACAAAGACCTTGTGGCTGTGCACAACCTGACCGCCGAAAACCTGCAGGAAGCGCTGGAGCTGGGCGGGATGCCCTCGCCGTCTATTGCGGTGGTGAAAGCCCAGGAAGGGCACACCAAGTATGGCCCCATCTCGCTGGTGTTCAACTCCGATACCATTGACCCCATGGTGAACCGGGCAAACCGTATCTATGGTTCGGATGCCTGGACACCCACCCGGCCCAATGTGGAGTACAAGGTGAAACCGGATAAGGCCAGAGCACTGAACACTGAACTGGCCGAACTGAGCCGGAAAACGGCAGGCGGCGAGTTTGCGCGGAGCAATGCCATCACCGGAATCATGGACATGGAAGCATCCGATAAGAGCCCGAAACAGCTGGCAGAGAAGCTGGCTCAGAATCCAAGCGTGAAGGCCGCATATCTGGCTGACATCGGGGAGACAGTGGATGTTGCCATGAAGCAGGAGGAACGGTTTACTGCTTCACAGGTGCGGAGAAGCGAAAAGACCATTGAAGCAGTGGGCGGTGAAGAAGCGCTGCGGAACATCATTGAGACCGACCGGGCCAATGATAACCATGATCTGGCCCATACCGTGCTGGAAAAGGTGCGGGAAGCAGAAAAGGCCTGGGCGATGGAAGAGTTCGGGTGGAGCGAAGAAAAGGCTCAGAAAAAGGCCGAGAGAGTAATCCCCCCGAAGTTGCTGATACTGCTGAATAATGCTTATGATTACATGGTGACAGAGGACAAAGGCGGAAAACTGGTGCGAGATACCGATGCCATGCTGAAGGAAGTGCAAGAGAAAGCACCAGATCAGGATGTGGAGGAATGGATCCTGCCGAAGGTGGAGAAGATTCTGGGTGAGAAGGGAATCTACAACGGAAAAGAAGTTTACACCCGGAGCGGCAACCGGCGCAGTTTTGCCCAGCTGCACAACAGCTACACGCTGGAAAACCTTGTGGCTGCTATGAATGCTCAGAATGCACGAGGGCAGGGTACATGGGGCCTTTCGGCCAGCACCCTGATGAGCACGGCCACGGCGGAGTACCAGAACCTGGACGAAGTGCGGGCGGATAAGGGCCGCTTGCAGCAGATGCCGGAAGAAGAGTACAAGGCGCTGCTGGAAAAGGCAGATGACCAGATCAGCGATATCCTTGACAAGCTGCGGAGAGAGACTACACCCCATGCAGACAACAGCTTTGAAGAGCGGGAAATCCTGGGCGGCATCCTGATGCAGGCCGCACAGGGAAAACAGACGGCGGCAGCCATTGGAAAGGCCTTTGCAAAAGAGGGGTATACCATTGGCAAGGACACGGCCCAGATGATCCTGAACCTGTACAAGAACGTGGCTGCTATTCCCACCGGGTACTTTGAAGCGAAGCCCCAGCGGGCCGTGGGCTTTGATGAGGTGCGGGCGGCGATCCTGCCCGACAACACCAGCAGCACCCTGATCGACAGCCTGAAAGAGACCGGCATTGACGTGAAGCTCTACAAAGCCGGGGACGATGCCCAGCGCACGGCCCTGCTGAACAAGGTGCCGAATGTCCGTTTCCAGCTGGCCGAACAGGCGGAACGGGACGCGCGGAAGAACACCCAGCGGCAGGCAAGCCGGGCCATTGCGGACAACAGCGCGGTGATGGAAACGTTGGCCCAGATGATGGGTGTGACCCACGGTGTGCGGATCAGCCAGGATTCCATTGACGGGCTGGCGGTGCGGTGGACAAAGGCCAACGGCAGCAGGGCCGACCGGACAAAGATTGCCGGAGAGACCCGGGCGCTGGTGGAGTACATGACGGCGGACGGGGCCAGCATGAGCAAGGCCAGTGCGCTGTCTGAGACCATTGCAGATGAGATTCTGAGCGGGGCGACCTACCGGAACACCGAGCTGTGGGACGAGTACCCGGAATACCACGACCTGAGCTACACGGTGAACAAGGACGGCCCGGCCAAGGCGGAGCTGGTGAAGCGGTACGGGACGTGGAGCGAAGCGGTGGCGGAGGCCCGGCGGCACGGTGTGAAGCTGCGGCAGGCAGAGGGTGTGCGGGACGGCAACCCGGCGGAAGTGTATGAAGCCATCGTCAACGACACCCGGGCCATGGGCGGCACAAAGCAGGGCGCAGCGGAATTGTTCCGGGGCGCGGCCAAGGCAGCGGGCGTGGACGGCGCGGCCAGCATGGAGAGCACCGAGTGGCTGGATGTGCTGATGAACGTGCACGATGCCATCAAGCCCAGGATGATGAGCCGCTTTGCGGATGCTGCCGAGTACGAGGATGCCAAAGTGGAGCTGGCCGACCGGATGCTGGGTGATATCCTGAGCGTGCCGGAGATGACCGATGCACAGGCCATCTTTGACGGGTTCCAGCGCTGGCAGCGCCAGGCTGTGGCTGCTGCCGTGGGCGAGGAGAACGCGGAGCAGGCGCTGAAGGACCTGCGGAAGGTGCAGAAGGAGCAGAACCGGGAGTTCAACCGAAGGATGTATGAGAACAGCCGGAACGGAAGCCGGGATGAAGCACTGCAGCAGTGGACAGAACAGCAGAAGCGGAATGAAAAAGCAGAAAAGCTGCTGGATCAGAATCTGGATACGCTGGGGCTGGACATCACCAACTACGGCGACATGGCCGAAAAGCTGGACGTGCTGAAGGAAGCCTACGAACGGGAGTGGAAGGCCGAAAAGAAGCGGCTGAAGGAAGAACGCCAGCAGATGCTGGACGAGATCCGGCTGGAAAACAAACAGTTGAAGCGGGAGAACTGGAACCTTTCGCACCAGGTGGTAGGAGAACAGCGCCGGGCTGATCGGGCCGAGTGGCAGCTGATCCATCAGGAAAACGAACTGCTGGAATGGGAGCAGGAAAACCAGCGCAAAGCTCAGGAGTGGCAGGAAAAGCAGGCGGAGCGAAACGCAATCGCCATCACTGCAGCCCAGCAGCAGCGGGACGAGGACATTGCCATTGCCAAGAAGCTGGCTGAGAAGCGGGTACAGAAAGCCCGGGACGGTCGGCAGAAGGACGAGCTGCGGCGAGGCATCCGGGCCAATGCTGCCCAGCTGAACCAGATGATCCTGCGGCCCAGCAAGGACCGGTATGTGCAGCCCCACCTGATCCAGCAGGCGGCAGAGGTGGCAAAGCTGGCGGATATGACCCTGCTGAACGACCACGCCGTGGCCCGGCTGACGGCCCTGCGCACCAGCATCATGCAGTCGGTGGGAGCCGAGAACAGCTCCAACGGCATCAGCGAGGACTGGAAGCTGAGCAAGGTGCCGGAGCTCATCGACGCGCTGCAGGCTGACCTGAATGCCAGCAAGCAGGCCCAGCTTGACCGGCTGAACCAGCAGCTGACAGAGGCCGAGGCACTGCCGGACAGCGAAAAGGCCGAGATGCTGCGCGACCGGCTGAGAAAGCGGATCCGGGAGACCGAGAACCGCACCTATCTGCCCATGACGGTGGACCAGATGCGGATGCTGAAAGCCATTACGGCCAGCACGCTGCATGTGATCCGGACGGCAAACAAGACCCTGAGCTTGCAGAAAGCCGAAGCGGTGGACAAGATCGCCAACGAGGCGGCTGCAGAGGTGCGCCAGAGCAAGGGCAACGATGGAAAGCTGCGGAGCGCCCTGACCAGGTACAACCTGGACATGCTGGGGGCTGGCCGTGTGTTCCGGATGCTGGGCGGCTACGCAAAGAACAGCCAGATGGAGAAGCTGGGCACCATGCTGAACGACGGCCAGCGGGAACAGACCCGGATCACGGTGGAGGGAACAAAGCTCTTTGACAATGTGACGGGAAAGAAGAACCTGAAGCAGATGGAAACCTTTGCGGGACCCGGCGCAGAGCTGGTGGACATTGGCCTGAAGGACAGCAAGGGTCGGGCTGCACCGTTGACCCACGCCCAGCTGTGCAGCCTGTACATGCACCTGCAGAACGCCGACAGCCGGGAGCACCTGCTGAACGGTGGCCTGACGATCCCGGATGCGGAGGAGTACAACAGGGGCGACATTGAGAAGGCTTACCAGAAGGGCCAGACCGTGAAGATCGGAATGCTGACGGATAGCACGGGAAACCCCATGGCCGACACCGTGATCCAGGCCGTGGAGAAGGCCATGACCGACTACGACCGGGCCTGGTGCGAGGACATGAAGAATTTCTTCGGAAGCTACACCACGAACCTGATCAACGAGACAAGCATGAAGCTGCTGGGTTACCAGCGGGCCACCGTGAAAAACTATTACCCCATTGCGGTGGACAAGACGGCGCTGGCAACCCAGATCGAGGGCGTGAAACTGGATGCCACCATTGAGGGCCGGGGCTTCCTGAAGAACCGTGTCAAGAGCCAGATGCCCATCCTGCTGGAGGAGTGCAGCAGCGTGGTGCAGCGGAGTTTGCGGGACACGGCAGCCTACGCCGGACTGGCGGCACCCATCCGGGATGTGCAGAAGGTGCTGAACAGTGGCATTGAGACCGAGGACGGTATCAAGATGCTGAAAAATGGTATCCTGAAAGAGCAGTGGGGCCAGAGCGCGACGAACTACATCGATGACCTGCTGACCGACCTGCAGACCACGCAAAGAAAGCGCTCGACCACAATGACCAAAGTGCTGGACAGGTTGCGCGGCAACTATGCGGGCGCGATCCTGACGCTGAACCCTGGTGTGGCCATTGCGCAGGCGGCATCTCTGCCAACGGCGGGCGCGGTACTGGGTGCGGATACCATGGCGGCGGTGGTGCCGTTTGTGAAGAACCTCTCCGGCAAGCAGCGGGCAGCGCTGGAACAGGAAATTGCCCAGCATGGGGATGTGCTGCTGCAATACCGACTGCGGGGAAGCCAGCGCGGTGAACTGGCCAGCATTGGCGTGAGCCAGGGCGCGGCAGAAAAGGCCATGGACAAGCTGCCCAAGTGGGTGACCGGCTGGATCAACAGCATGGACGAGATTACGGTGGCGGCACTGTGGGAAGGCTCCAAGCGGTATGTGGAGCACCATACCAATGAGTTTGCAGAGGGTGCAGCCACGAAAGGCAGCGAAGCCTACTGGGAAGCCGTGAACAAGATGTATCAGCGGGTCATTGAGGAGACCCAGCCCAACTACACCACGATGCAGCGGGCGGGGATCCAGCGAAATCCGGATCAAATGACCAAGACCTTGACCATGTTCACGACCCAGCGTTTCCAGAACTACGGCATTTTGGCCGATGCGGTGATGGACTACAACGCCCAGAAAGCACGAGACAAGGCTGCACACAGCAGCGAGACAGCAGAAGAAGTGAAGCGGGCCGGAAAGAACCTGAACCGGGCCATTGTGAGCCAGATCACCCAGACTGCTGTGTTTGCACTGATGAAGATCGGTGCGGACTTCCTGCTGCACCGATGGGACAGAGAGCAGGACGAGAACGGAGATGTGACCGCGGCCAGCGTGAGCAAGCGATTCCTGAATCTGTACACGGAAAGCTTTGCGGGCAACTTCCTGTATGGCAGCGAGCTGTACAGCGCTGTGGGAAATGCAGTGAACGGTACGGATTACGATGTGGTGAGTGCAACCAACATCAGCGCTGTGAATGACCTTTTTGCAGCAGTAACGAAGTTTTCCAGCCTTGTCCGGCAGGACACCGGTGACATGACGGAGGAACAGCTGGAAGCGTATCACCAGAAACTGCGAAAGGCAGGCGTAAACCTGATGCAGTACGGGTTTGAAATTGCGGGTGTACCTATGGGAAACGCCCGGAAAATGCTGGATGCCTTTGATGCCTATGTGGAAGATGCACGAGACATTGCAAGCGGAAGCGGCTTTTCGTTCAGCTCGACCCCGACGAGCGCCACCGGGCAGTATGATCGGCTGTACAACGCCATTGCCGAGGGGGACACGGACAACGCCAGCGGTGCTATGGCGAAGCTGGAAGCCATGGGCAAGGACGAAAAGACCATTGCCAGCCAGCTGAAGAACCGGCTGAAGAAATACAGCCCGGAAGTAGAGCAGGCGGCCAGGGCCCGGAACGAGGGCAAAGACAGCCAGCGCCAGGAGCTGACAAAGCAGCTTGTGCGGGAAATGTACGAGACCCTGGGCATCCGGGAGGGTGTGAAAGCTGACGCGGAAAAGCGGACATGGGTGATCGACCTTGTGACGGGAGCAATCAACCAGAAGGCCGACAGTCTGCTGGCCGGGGACAAGGACCGGACGGTCTACTCCGACCTGACGGACGCACTGGAAACCGGAAAGCGGAAGGACGTGCAGGACGAGATCGACCGGCTGCGGACGGCGGGCAAGGATGATAACAGCATCAAGCCAAAGATCACGGCGGCGGTGAAGGAAGAGTATCTGGCGGGCAACGACCACGACCGGGAGAAGCTGAAGAAGCTGCTGACGAGCCTGACCAAAGAGGACGGGACGGCCATGTATGAGGAAAAGAACTTTGCCCAGTGGGTGAAGGACGCGGCAAAGAAGGAGGAACAGGCAAAAAACAGCAAGGATGAGTGGGCAGGGGTGAGGTGAACCGCTCAGTCACGCTTTGCGTGACAGCTCCCCTAGTAGGGGAGCCCTGCTTAGAAGAAAGGGAGACCGTTCACCCAGAACGGTCTCCCTTTTGTATGTCCGGGGTAGTTGCACCCGGCGGGGCGTGATAGGATAGGGGCAGGAAGGGAGTGAAACTGTGAGCCAACTGGATATTAAGATCAGAAAGCTGCAGGACAATGGTTCGACGTTTCGGGCAAACATTGAGACGCTGTATCTGGGCGGTGTGCGAAGCGCCAAGGTGGACCGGCTGCACTTTGAAGTGCCGGAGGAGTGGAAGGCGTGCACCATCTCGCTGCATGTGCAGCGGCTGAGCGGCACCCTGCCGGACCCGCAGATCCTGGACGAGAACAACAGCGTACTGGTGGACCGCCGCTGGACACTGGAAAAAGAGGGCACCTGGATGCTGCTGGCCATCAACGACAGCGGCTACATTGCCATGACCAAGCCCGGCAAGTACACCTGCTATGACACCATCGACACCGACACGACCACCGAGAACATTACGCCGAGCATCTATGAGCAGCTCGTGGCCGAGGTGACGAAGTACGCCAAGCAGGCGCTGGAGAGCATGAACGCGGCCAAGACCAGTGAGGAAGCAGCGGCCAAATCTGCTAAAGAAGCAGCGAACTCTGCCGCCAGCATGGAAGAAAGCGTGCGGGTGAGCGGGGAAAATGCCAAAAAGGCTGCAAACAGTGCTGCTGCGGCAAAGAAAAGTGAGGAAGCGGCAGCAAAGAGCGCAGAGGCATCTGAGAACAGCGCTAAGAAAAGCGCCGAGAGTGAGAGTGCATCCAAGGCTAGTGCGGGAAAGGCAAAGGACAGTGAAGAGGCGGCGAAAAAGAGCGAGGACGCAGCAGCCCTGAGCGAGACCAAGTCCGCCGCCAGCGAGAAGGCAGCCAAGACCAGTGAGACCGCCGCCAAGCGGGCCCTGCAGGACACGGAGACGGAGCACACCACCGCCTTGCAGAACATCGCACAGGCCCGCACCGCGGCCCTGAACGACGTAGCGGCCTCCACCAAGACGGCCACCGCTGCGGCAAACACCGCCACCCAGCAGGCAACCGCCGCTGCGGGGAGCGCTTCCACCGCCGCCACCAAGGCCGGGGAGGCATCCACCAGTGCGGGAGCGGCAGCTACAAGCCGTCAGGCAGCAGAAAAGGCTCAGAAAGCCGCAGAGGATGCCGCAGCGCTTGCCGGAACACGGGCCGGCACGGACAAGACCCTGTCCGTGCCCGATGCACCGGCGGATGCAAAGACTGTGGGCGACAAGTTCAAGAGCATCAAGACGGACTGGAATTCCGTGACGGATAAGCCGAGTACGTTTCCACCGAGTGCGCATAACCACTCGAAATTGGAGTTCGAGAACAAGAATGAAGTGAATTTTGTTGGCATCCCAGAAAACAACACAGTCTACTTGGGATATCGAGACAACACCATTGATGAGTATCGGTTTAATGACGGTCGAGGAAGCGGCTCTTTTGCAAATGTCAGGGCCAACAAATTCATTGGTTCGCTGGATGGTAATGCAACCACCGCCACAAAAGCAACCGGCGTAACCGACTATAAGGACGCATCCAGAACAATCCAAGTCGGCTATGCGGGCGACGGCCTTAACACGTCGAATCTGACGCACATTGCAGGCTATACGGACAACGGTACGAAAATCAAGGATGTCAACAAGTCGGTTATGCAGAGTTGGCTGGGTGTGACCACCATTACATCCCAAACCAGTGACCCCGGTTCGGGAAGCAGCCTTGCAACCGGCTCTATCCTACTGGTGTACGCATAAGGAGGAGAGAACATGGCGATTTATACCGGAATCGGCGGAAGTGCCAAATCGGTCTCCAAGATCTACATCGGCGTGGGCGGTACCGCAAGGCAGGTGCACAAGGGCTATATCGGCGTGGACGGCGTAGCCAAGAAGTTCTATGACGGCGGCAATCCCATCAGCTCTTTTGCATTGGGGACAGAATTTGGCATTGCTGACCCGAGCGGCAACAATACTTACTGGTATAAGCTGGTGCACAAGGGCGTTCCGGGCGGCGGGTTGTACGACAGCACGGCCAACGGCGCATGGCTCTGGCGAACAAACATTGCGGCATCCACTTCCATCAGTGGCAGTTACATCTACGGCTACGAAGGATGGGCACTGGACAACTGGTGTGTCAACTACCCGGGCGGAAATATCACCTCCAGTGTGGCAAACCGCCTGATGACCGTGCATTTGCCCTACGTGAAACAGGCGGATTACAGTTCGGACAAGGTTTCCTCCGGCTCGAACGGCCTTTCGAGGAAGTGCTTTCTGCTTTCCGCGGTCGAGATGGGCGTTTACACCTGGCAGGGCATAGATGGTCTGATGGCACAAGAAGGTGCAAAGCTGGACTACTTCGACTACACGACTGCTGCCACCGACAAGCGAAAAGCAGACAATGAATACTGGACACGCTCCAAGCGAAGCTACAACGGCAACTATATGTACATGTTCTATAAGGATGGTAGTTTTAGCAGTGCAGGCGGCCACAGAGAGGACTCGCACGGTCTGCGCCCCTGCATCGTGCTGCCGCTGAATACGCTGGTGACAACGATTAAGTTATTCGGGGAGATTAACTATATTTTCTGAGCACCCGGAAAGGAGAGTTCAAAATGGAAGAAGCAACGATCCGCCCCGGGTACACGGTACCGACCGAGACCGACGGCACCCCGGCAGATTACAGCGCGATCGAGGCTGCGGTGAACGCACACAACCAAAATGCACAGCCCGGGGAAGCTTACTGGGGCATCCGGCTGTGCGGGGCGGAGTATGAGGTGTACGAATACGGGAAAGTGCCACAGCCGCCGACCGCCGAAGAGCTGGCTGCGCAGGAAAAGGCCCATAGGGAAGCCCAGCAGCGGCAGGAGGTACTGGACAAGTTGCCGGAGACGCTGGAAGCGCTGAAAAACGAAAACGAAATGCTGAAGCAGTGCTTGCTGGAAATGAGCGAGACTGTCTATGCGTAAAATCACACAAAAAATCGAAAGGATGGTATTTATGATGGCTATGTTATGGGCACAGGAAATTATGTCCGCTGAGACCGTGGAGGAGGCAAAAGCTCTGTATGAGCGCTGCCCCCGCTTGCTGAAGGAGAAGGTCAAGGCAATTCTTATCAAGAGCGGCTTTGAGGAAATCACACAGTAAGGAGGCGCAGATCAATGCCCAGAACAATTCTTGACGTTTCCCGCTGGCAGGGCAGCATCGACTGGGACGCGGTGAAGCGCAGCGGCAAAATCGACGGCGTGATGCTGCGGGTGCTGGGCAGCAAGGGCGGCAAGCCCTACGTTGACCAGGCCTTCGAGCGCAACTATGCCGCGTGCACAGCGCGGGGCATCCCGGTGGGCGGATATTACTACACCTGTGCGGTCACGCAGCGGCAGACGGAGGAGGAGCTGGCCGCCCTCAAAACAGCTCTCCGGGGCAAAACGTTCCAGCTGCCCCTTGCCATCGATGTGGAGGACCCACGCCTGCGCTCCCTGGCCCCCGCAAAGCTTTCGGCCCTGGTGGCCGAAGCCGCTGCCCAACTCGAAGCGTGGGGGCTGTATGCAATGGTGTACACCTACACCAATTTCGCGGATACCGCCCTCGACATGGCAGCACTCGCTGCTTACGATCTGTGGATCGCGGACTACCGCGGCAAGCGCCCCGCCCGCCGCCACGGCATGTGGCAGTACACAAGCAGCGGCAAGATCCCAGGCGTGAGCGGCCCGGTAGACCTGAGCCATGCGTATAAGGACTACGCCACCATCATCCAGCGCAAGGGGCTGGGCAAAGTGAAAGGAGAATGACAATGAAAAATGAGATTTGTGCGGCCATCGGCATTGTGGGTGGGGCCATTGCCAGCCTGCTGGGCGGCTGGGACACGGCGCTGCAGACGCTTATCATCTTTATGGCGATCGACTACATCACCGGCCTGATCGTGGCGGGGGTGTTCCACACCAGTCCCAAGACCAAAACTGGCACCCTTGAGAGCCGGGCAGGCTGGAAGGGCCTGTGCCGCAAGGGTGTGAGCCTGCTGGTGGTACTGGTGGCCTGCAGGCTGGATGCTGTCATCGGGTCGAACTTTATTCGGGACACCGTTGTCATTGCGTTTGTATGCAATGAGACTATCAGTATCGTGGAGAATGCCGGACTGATGGGTGTGCCCATCCCGGCGGCGCTGACTCGTGCTGTGGACGTGCTGAAGCAGCGGGCGGAAGAAAAGAACGGCAGCTGACAACGGCCCCGGGGAGCCTGACGGTTCCTCGGGGCTGAGTTTGTGTTTTCGACTTCTTTCGACAAAAGGCGTAGCATGATGGGCGAAAGGATGTGTTAGAATGACTGATACACAATTTGACCACTTGCTGCGCCCTCTGGGTATCATTCGCACAAAGAATGATTATTATACTCTCCGGCAGTGTATGACGCTGATTTGCACCAGGCCTGACCGGTTGCGAGCCTTGCAGAAGGAAGTTTATCTGCCTGTGGCGGAAGCTTCTGGTCATGCTTGGAGGGCTGTGGAGAGCGCTGTTCGCAGGACGGCAAAGTTGGCATGGAAAACTGACCTGGAAAAAGTGCAGGTGTTGGCGGGATACCCGCTGGATCATCGGCCAACGGCGGGACAGTTTTTGGAGATGCTGTATAATGCAGCGGATACTATGTACGAGAAAAAGTAA